CCGCCCGCGAGGCCAAACTCCACGGGCAGCTCGTCAATGCCTTGGGCGCTGGGCTGCGCCTCGGCAAATTGCGTCCCTTCCGGCACCGGGCCGGGGCCAGCTTGTTGAGCCATGGCCTGCATGGCTTGCTGTTGTTGCTGAGCCTGTAGGGCCTGAGCTTGCATCTTCTGGCGAGCCTGCTCCTGTACGGACTCCATGACGGTGGGCGGCTTGCCTTGCTGCCCCTGCATCTGGGCGAGCTGGTCCATGGCCTTTTGCTTGGCCATGGCGTCTGTTTCGTTTGTGACGATGTTCAATGCCATCAGCTCGTGCAAGTCTGGGGGCAGGCCGGGCTTGCCTTGCTGCTCTTGCTGGATGCGCTGCTGGAGCGGTGCTGGGTTCCCACGGAACAGGGAGGCGATGCCTTGGGCGCTGGGTTGCTGCATGATGTTTCCTTATCCCTTTTTGGTCGCTGCTGTTTTGCCGCTCAGAATATCTAAAAACTCCTGTACGGTTTTTGCGCCACCGGCAAACTGCTGCAGGCCGCTGAGCCCCGGCATGTTGTACGACTGCGCAGATACCGGCATCCCCGACAGTAAAGACTGCTCGAATTGGAGCATCTTGTAGGGGTTCAGGCGAGCTTCCTCGAACTGCGCCTTGTCGGCTGCGATGCCCTCGGACTCGATGCCGCGCTCTGTTGCTCCCAGCGAAGACAATTGGTTGAGCTGAGCAAGGCCAAGATTGCCTTGACCCAAAAGCGCCTGCAAACGATTATTGTCCGCTGCAATTTGTGCTTGGCTGTTGATTTGTGCAGCCGTGAGGCCTGCGCTCTGGTTTGCAGTGCCAGCGCGAAGTGCGAGGTCTGCTGCAGTTTTGGCTTGATCGGCTGTTTGTCCGTAGCCAAACTGACGCGACTGCTCCATCTGCCGCGCCCTCTCCATCGCTGCGTTGATGTTGGCCTGACCCGCTGTAAGCCCTGCAGATTGGTTGGCCATACTCGCTCTAAGGGCTTGGTCTGCTGCGGTTGTTGCAGCATTCAGCCCGAGGGTCGAGCCAAACTGACGCGACTGCTCTGCGGCTTGCTGAGCGGAAAGGCCAAACCGGGCCTGCAGTTCTGCAGCGGTCATGTCTTGCGTTGCACCAAACTGACGTGAACGCTCAGTCTCGCCTTGAGCTCGCAAGAGCCTTTCTTGATCTTGAGCAAAAGCTTGTTGGGCTTTGTCGTACGCAGTGTTGTACCCAGAGGTCAGCATCTGATTTTGCTTATCCATCAGGTTGCGGCGACCCTCAGATTCCATGATGGCTTGACGGCTGCCGCCATATGCCCCAGCTTGAGTCAAGCGGCTGGCGTCACCCATGCGGGCAATATCAGCCTGACGGCGGGCTTCGTCCATGGCGGGGTTAAGCGCAGACTGCAAGTACGGATTCATGTACTGCTGAGCTTGCGATGTCCCAAACATCTGGGTGTCGAATGTGCCGGGAGTAAACCTGTCGGTCGGCCTGTCAAACTGGTTTTGAAACGAACCCGCTTGATAGGCTGACGGAGCTTGGAAGGTTGATGAAACCTGATTTGCAGACAGCGGCGTGTAGTTAACATCACCCATGGCCCCAAACGCACCGGGTGCGGCGTACGTGGAGGTTACGTTGGTCGCTTTTACGTCCCCGCTAGTCGATGGGGAGTAGCTAGACAACCCAGTCAAGGCATTGCTGATACCGGATGGTGCTGCGCCGGAAGCCATATTGAAGGCTTGCGTTTGGAGGTTTGAGGCTCCAGCAGTCAGAGGGCCTGTATAGGCTTGGTATGGAGTCTGCGCCAGCGCACTGCCACGACCTAGCATATCAGTGACGTAATCGCCAGCCCAGTTGGAGAGACTGGACTCAGAGCCAGTTGCCCCTGTTGGCAGTCTCGTTGTGCCGCCATCCACATAATTTTGTACCGAGCCGCCCGGCATGAACTTTTCTGGGTCGATCTGCTTGCCTTGTTCTTTGGTTCCGGTGCGCTCTTTGCGGATGCTGTCCATCATGGCGTACAACTTCTTGGCACCCTTCTTGGCGTCGCCGCCACCAATGCGCTTGACCATCTCAGGCGAGATGAAGGCTTCGTCGTTGGCCACGCGAGCCTCTTGCTTGCCGCCAATCGTGGTACGGATAGAGTCGCTCATGCCATCGCCCTCACCCTTGATCGGCTCAGCGCCGTACTTCGCAGCCAGCAGTTTCAAACCAGCCTCCGAGCTTCCGTTGCCAGCATGGCTCACCACATCAGCCGGAACCACAAAACCTTCCGGCTTGAGGCCACCCGCAATACCGCCTTTGGCCAATGTCTTGTAGCCGTAGTTTTCTTCCCACGCTTTGGCAAAAGCTGGGATGTTCTTTGCAGTGTCTGCAAAAGATTCGTTGCGATTCATCTGGTACGTCTGGCCGCCAGCGTCTCTGAAGGTGGCAGCATTGTCCCCGGTGCGAGACAGCACCCCGCCAGCTACCTCAAAGTCGCTGCCGACGGGCTTGGTGTCCCAATACGCAGCGCGGTCCCTAACCATGTTCGGAACATTGCCATACTGCGACTGCGGGTCCATAAGGGCCAACTCACGCAGGTCGTTGATGCTTTTGGCCTGTCTGCCCACAACATTACCCGAGGTGTCGCGGAAGGTTGCGTCCCCACCGTAGTCAATCCCACCCGAACCGGGACGACGGCCAGCAGGTGGCGCGGTCAGCATCTGGCGCTCTGCGGTGTACTTTGGAATCTTGCCTTGGTAGCCGGTAGGAGCTGCGTTGTTGGGTTTGTTTGCAGCCAGCAAACCGCCGCCAAGGGCCATCAATTTTTTAAGGTCGTACTCGCCATTCGTTTTAAACAGGTCGAGCGCTTTTTGACCAAGCCCTTTCACCTGATCCCACACACCAGCCTTCCAGAGAGCGTCAGCTTCTTCTTTGGTGAAGTCATGGTCTTGCGATTCGCCGCCAGCAAAGTCTGGCGATGCCGATGGCGGCGTTGATGAATAGTCGTACGACGGGACGGGTAAGCTATCCAACCCGCGAGGGGTGATTAACTGGCCGGGAGACTCTTCTGGCTCGCCATCGTCTTCGTAATATCCATATTCCAGAATAGCGCCGTCTTCGTCGTACGTTGGGGGTACATATCTTCTTGCCATGTCAGCTCCTTAAAAGTCGCGCAAGTTCGCGGGCTCGTGTAGCGGTATCACCTGCCGGAGGCGCAGACATGGTGGTTCCAAAAATATCTTCCATCAATTGTACGTCTGCAGAGTTATCCTGACCAGATGACACAATCGTTGGTGCGGCCTGTTGCCCGCCACCCAGAAGGGACGCAAGCTGGTTGATGTCGATGCCCTGCCCCGGCTTGGTTGGAGTTTTGGCCACCCCCGCAGGTGGCTTTGCCGCAGCGCCCGGAGTTTTGGGGGCACCTGCGCCAGCGTTGTTCATGATCTGCTGGCCGGTCAGTGGCGTCTTGCTGTTCTGCATGTAGCTGGTGTCGATCACCGTGCCGTCGGGCAGAGTCCAGTTGCCAGTGTCTGGGTTGTACTGGTAGTCGTCCATGGAGCCAATGTTGGTCCCCGAGGTCTCATTGGTCAGATCGCCAAAACTCAGGGCACCGTTTTCATCCGGCATGAAGTGGCCAGTGATCTCGTCGAAGTACCCTTTGGTGTCCGGGGCATAGGTAGGTGGGTTGATATAACCCTCGCCGCCCGGGGCAAAGTACCCCTCGATCATGTCAGAGCTCTTCGGCCCGTCGAAGCCACCCTTCGGCAAAAACCCAGCACCAGCCTTGATGATGGCCGCTGGGTCCTCGCTTTGGAGTGCGTTGACCATGCCAAGCGCCTTGCCAATGTCTTGTGTGGAAAACCCGGCCACCTCAGAAACACCGGCCAAGTTCGCCCCGCCAAGCGCAGCGCCCAGCAAGTCCTTGCTCTCCAGCGCCTTGAGCACGGTCGCAGCCTGCCGTACGTTGTTGAGTGTGTTTGCCGTCTCGATACTTGCCCCGAGTTTTCCAGCCAACGGCACTGCGGCGCTCAGGCCAGACAGCAGCGCCTTTTCCCAATCGCCTTTGGATGCCGCGTATGCTGCATTGGCAGCGGCAATGTACGGACCGACGCCGGGAATAAAGGAGCCAACCAAGGAAGCTGCAGGCTTCAAGAAGTCCTCTCGAAAATCAACCCAATCACTTCGCTGCTTGGTGGAATACGGAACCGGTGTTCCGTCCGGCGTAAATTGCAAGGCGTATTCGTTTTTGAACCCATGGTGAGGCATGGTGACAGCCGCGCCAGTGGGCTTGTGGTACAGCTCGTTTTCAAACGACGTGTATGTGCCGCCGCCATCGCCGCCTTCATACCCAACAACTTCTTTCTGCCGCTGCCCAAGGTCGTAGAGGGAATCTGTGCCGGTCTCGGCCAGCCGGAACGCGGTATCCCAGACCGTATCGGCCTCTCCGATCTGACCACCAGAAGTCGGCACCTTGTACTTCTTGCGCTGGTCTTCCAACTCTTGATGGATGGCGATCACCCGGTCGGCAAACGAGTTGCCTTTTTCAGACTTGCCACCCTCAAGACCGCCGTACGTCTTGCGGATGAAGTCGGCGGTGATGTCGCCAGAACGCGCTTGATTGGCGTACTGGGAATATGCGTCGTCCCATGGGTTTGCCATATCAGACCTTCACTTTCAATACGTTGGACGCCGTGGTGTCCCGGTATACGTCACCCACGCGCAGGTTGGCCACGTCAGCCTGAGTTGGCAGCGTGTTGATGTCGATGTTTAGACTGGCAACATTGAGCTGCTGCACAGCATTGATCTGCTTGAAGAACAAGTTGAAGATGTTCTGCATCTGGTCCATAAATGCAGTGGTGTACTCCTGCGGTGCAGCAGTTGGCCGAGGTGGGGTTACGCGACTGAACATGCCCATAATTTCACCTCATTCCATCAGGTCTGAGGTCCAAACGCGGAGCCCCAAGCTGCCAAGTCACACCAAGGTCGGTACTCTCCACCTTCACAGACATCTGACGCGCACGAACCCGCGTGTAAATCTGACCCGTGAATTCCTCAACCGGCAGCACGGCGGTGCGCGTGATTGGCCTGTTGTTCTCGCCACCCACCGAAGGAGGCGTGGTGTAACCGGAGCCTGAGTTCTTCAGGGGCTGCATGTACATCCGGGCTGTAGGAGATGCGGCCTCAGACCCACGGAAAGTGATGTCCGGCAGAACACGCCACAAGAACATGAACTTGTGCCCGTCGTCCAGATCGAATTCAGCGGATGTGATCGTTGCCGCAATTGGCGTTGATGTGGCCGTAGAGTTGTCGTCCACGCCAGACTCATGGTTCACGATGTTGTTCAGGTAAGTCGCAGCAATCGGATAGTCCCGCAAGCCGGAATCCAGCCATGCCGATCGACTCATGTTGCCGTAGTACCAGATGTCTTCAAGGTAGTTGTAGATCGCATACTTGTCCACCACGGTAGAGCCCGCCGAGCAGTAGAACCACCAGACCTCATTGAAGCCCTCGTTCGTTCCTGCAAACACCTGCGAGTACTGGTCTTTGTCCAGATCGGAGAAGATATGCTGGCGCAGGTCGCAGCGCAAGGTTTGGACTCGACCGTCGTACTTGTAGAACTTGTCCACACCCATCCAGAACGTAACGCCAGATGCAATGGTGACGGCGTTCTGACTGACGATGGAGGTGTTGTCGGCCAGCAATGTTGCGCCCCATACAGCAGGTGGACCGAGGTACTGCATGGTGTACACAGCGTTGTCAGTGAAAACAATAATCTCTTGGCGCGACTGGATTGCCGTGATGATTTCCGAACCCCGAGATAGCTGCAGGCTACCCGCTTGGTTTGTTGCCGCTGGCGTCCAGTTTGCCGCATCCTCTTGGTCAGACCAGCGTATCAGCATCGGATTTTGGATGGCACTTCCAAAATCGTTGCAGCCAAACGCCAGCACAAAACGGCTCACATCCGAAACCAGTATGGTGTTCTGCACCGTGGGTACATCCGAAGCGCCACCCAAAGATGTCAGGTTGACCGCCCGGATGCCCGTGCCCGCCGAAGAATCCCAGTAATAGATGGCCCCACCTCTTGGTCCAAAAATCAGGTCTTCGCCAAAATTGAACTGGCTCCATAGCCGCAGTGTTTCCAAGGATGAGCTACCCGTGCCCCATGGGCCAGTGCCCCAGCCGCCAGCGCCCCATCCAACCAAAGGAACCGCATACTCGTACCCAGTGTTGATTTGGTACGCAGCAACGACCGCAGCACCACCGCCCGGGGACCCCGATACATCAGTTGCGTTAGCCGTTACCGGGACGGTGATAGTGTATGAGTTCACACTCAACACAGTGACTTGGTATTCTGCGTTGAGCACGCCCGCCGTGATGTTTCCGCCAAGGCCTACCGCCCCACTGAAAGTCACAAAGTCACCAGTAAGGCAGCCATGCGCCGTGTCCGTGACGGTGATTACGCTTGAGCCCAGTGTAGCCACAAACGGATTGTTGTTGATAGTGGACGAAGCCCGTATCGGCGTGATGTCGTAGTAAGCTCCGCCGTTTTCAATGTAGAACTTGAGGTTGGTGCCAACGCCCAGCAGGTTGGCCCCGCCCAGCGTTACCCAGTTCCAAAGCGAACGGCAGACGCCCAAGAATGAGTTTGCCGAGATGCGCTCCCATCCACCGATCTTTTCGGGCGTGCCGGAACGGAAACGAATCTTGTCGCACTCGTACCAGCCAGCCGAATACGAGCCGTTGACCCCTGTGGGTCCGACGTTCTCTGAAAGGTAGCGCGTGTTTTCGCGGCTCACCCCCGGGCGAAACAGCAATTTCTTTAGCGGCATAAATACCTCAAGCGGTTAAGACGTTGAGGGCGGTATTGATATGCGCAACCCTGTCTGCAAGCCCGATTACACCACCGTTGATCTTCTTTGTCATTCCCGTGAAGTCTTTGGCGTCGGCTTCCTTGTTTAAACCGCGCTTGTTCCAATACCAAGCAGCCGTCAGGGCTGCGTTTTCTTTGGTCAGAACCAAG